TATATAAAAGCTTAAACGCAAACGAAATCTCTGATTTCACTTTCGAAGACGCATTGTCTTTCGTAAGCAACGAAGTTGCAATAGCAGCATAGTTAACGGGGTGTGTCTATCCTAGGAACAGAAGGGCACAAACAGTGAAGTAGGCCTGACTTATCTGGTTGCACAGTTTTTATCAATTTCTCTAAAGATCCAAAAAATTGATTATTTTGTCTGTTTAGAAAAACAAGACTAAGCTTGTAAATGAATTTATTGAAGTACTTAATTTGGACGAGAGTTCGAATCTCTCCGGGTCCACGATATAAGAAAGGTACCTTATATTTATGTTTAACAATTAATAAAAAAGAAAAATGAAAAATTCAATTTTCGTTCTAGCTATTGCTGCAGTTGCATTATTCGCTTCTTGTAGTTCAAACGCTCCAGCTTCTGAAACAACTCCGGTTGATTCTTGTGCTGTTGCTTGTGACACTACAGTTGCTATCACAACTGAGTCAGTATTAGCAGTAGACACGACTTCAGTTAACTAAGTTAAGATGATTTAAGAGGCGGGGCAAGGATCCCGCCCTTTTACTTTAAAATTAAACAAATAAGTTATGAACAAAGAAGAAGCAAAAGATGAGTTAATCAAAGTATTACACTCTCAAGTAATGGACTTAACAATGATGTCCAAAATAGAATTAGGTGATGATGTAATCGCTGAAATTAAACGATTAAACGAGATTATTAATGGTCAGACTAATTAAAACCCAATCTGAACTAAATCAGTATATGGAAGAAGTTCGACTTAGGGGAAAAAGCTTTGAACCAAATCTAACAACAGTAAGTTTTAGTGATAGGTGGGATAACTTAGAGTCATATGATTTTAATAAGGAATATATAAAAGTAGTAAAAGAAAATAATCACGAAACCATATACAGAATAAAATATGAAAGGTAGTTTAGTAAAACGAATAGAACCGGCTGACTGGGTGGTATGGTGGGCAGACACAACCACTAAAAATGGAAATGGTATAAGAATGCTACCATTACATCCTGATGACGCTGCCGGATTATTCATACGCGATACTGATGCTAGCTATGATGGACTAGAAGTAGAATTTGAAATAATAGAACAATTTATGCCTTACGACAATTTTAAACCAATCCATAAATTTGCTAAACTAAATAAAGATGAACAACCTAGATAAAAAATGGGACTTAAATGGTAAAGAGTTTATTAAACCCTTACCTTCAACATACTCAATACCACTATATGAAAATGGTATTAAAACTGAATGGACTATAGATGGTATAGTTGGAGATGAAAAATATCAAAAATTAATATCAACCGAAGGTAAACTACCTGAGTTAGTTAATGTTACTACAATACAAGCAAAATGAACAACCTAGATAAACAGTACACAGACCTACTCCAAGACATCTTAGATAATGGAGTGAAGAAGAATACTCGTAATGGTGAGGTTTTAAGTATATTCGGAAGACAGATTCGTCATAAAATGAGTGATGGGTTTCCTTTACTCACAACCAAAAAGATACCACTACGGCTTATCGCAACAGAGTTGTTATGGTTCCTCCAAGGGAGTACTAACATTAAATTCCTTGTTGATAATGATTGCCATATATGGGATGGTGATGCTTATAAGAACTATACAAAATATCCACTAGCAACAATACACGACCATCATACAAACATTCTTTATCAAAATAGGGATAAAGGTTGGTGTTTGTTAAATGGGCGTTCTATAGTATCTCCTCACCCTACTCGTCATTTGACACAAGAAGAATTCATCAACAAAATAAAAACTGATGATGAGTTTGCTAAAAAGTGGGGTGAGTTAGGTCCAATTTATGGTAAGCAATGGAGAAGTTGGGAAACATATGAATTAAGTAATCATAACACATATGTAAGTCGTGACGGAATGATGAATTATAGAAAACATAAGTATGATGTTGAAATTAAACAAATAGACCAAATCGCAAACCTAATCAACGACCTTAAAACAAATCCAGATTCAAGACGATTAATGGTTAATAGCTGGAATGTTGGAGAATTAGACCAAATGACACTTCCACCTTGTCATTATGGATTTCAAGTTTATACAAGAGAGTTGAGTATGGAAGAAAGACATCAACTAGCTCTTCCAATATGGAAAGAAAAATATGGGCCTTTAGCTGATATGATGGTTCCTACTAATGTAGATAACACACCTTACAAAATACCAACCAGAACAATCTCTTTAATATGGAATCAACGCTCAGTAGATACATTCCTTGGTTTACCATTTAACATAGCATCTTATGGATTGTTATTAGAAATCATTGCTAAAGCTGTTAATATGGTTCCTGATGAATTGATTGGAAATTTAGGTGATACACATTTATATTCAAATCATATTGAACAAGCTAAAGAACAGATTGGTAGAGATAGATTTGAACTACCAACATTAAACATCAATACAGAGTTCTGGCCTTATGAAGGTGGTGAGTGTGGTGAAGGACCGTTAGATGCTGTTAAAGTATTTGAAGCATTTAACGATGAAAACTTTTGTAGATGTTTATTAGAAGAAGATTTGCAATTAAGTAATTATCAATCACATCCAAGTATTAAAGCACCTTTAAGCAATTAGATTATGAAAAAGATAATTAATTTTTTAGCAATAATCGAGTCGTATAGAATTAAATGTGGGATTCACCAAGGATGGGGCAAAATATGAAATCAGTATTAGATAAAATTGGAATAGCTAGTATATTACTAATAGCATTACTGGGTATAATTTCCGAGCTTGAAAACCTATATACTGATTTTGTAAAATAACAATTAATAAATTCAATTAATTTATTTTATTACGATATTTATAATAAAATTATTACAAAAGTTTTGTATTATTAATAATAACGTTTCTTAAGAATAGAATAATGTTTAGTGCAAAACTTTCCTGGTTAATAGCCGCTATATCAGCATCAACGGCATATGTATTATCATATATACTTGATGTCACGACAAATAATATAGAACAATACATGGCAGTGATAGCCGTTATGTTCATGGACGGATTCTTTGGGATCATTGCCGGCATCAAACGAGAAGGATTCAAGACTTATAAAGCCATTCAAGTATTAAGAAATATATTTACTTGGATTGTTATATTAACTGCTACGCTAATGGTAGAGAAAGGATTTACCGGAACTGCTTGGTTAAGTGAAGTTATCATAACTCCATTTTTAATATTTCAAATCATCAGTGCTCTTAAAAATGCCTCAATGGCAGGGTTTATAAAAACCAAGCTTCTAAACAATATACTTGATCAAATAGACAAGCATAAAGGAGAAAGATCCATCAAAAAATAAATTTGGTACTTCCAAATGAATACCCTATATTTAGGGTATGGATAAAAAATCAAATTATACGTATATCACACAATGGGTTGAAAAAATAATCAACTCTTCTAATTCCATTGATCAATGGAGAACGTCTACTAAATTAGTATCACAATTCGAGTCATGGTTAAATACCTATACTGATTTAAATTTGGAAACCAAAAGGAATTTAGTAATTCATTTGAAATCTAAATGCATAGATAATTCTTTTGAAAATCTTTAAAATAAATTTGGTACATTGAAAAGGATATCTTATCTTAATGTATAGACAAAAATAATAAGATATGGATTTTAAATTGTTACAAAAGGTAGTTGATGAGCTTAATTCAACTAATAGTACAAATGACAAAAAGGTCATTTTGGAAAAGTATAAAGATGACGAGTTCATTAAAAAGGTATTGTATTATACATATAATCCATTTTATCAATATTATGTAACGCCGGCTACTCTTGAAAAGAATTACAGTGAAGACTTAGGTGTGTTGTATGAGTTTAAGGACTTGTTTGAAATGCTTGACATTTTACGTAAGCGAGAAGTAACTGGTCACAAAGCTATTAATTCTGTAAATAACTTTTGCTACGAGCATGAAGAATTTAAAAATTTAATTTATAAGATTATTGGTAAGGATTTGGAAATTAGAATGGGTGATAGTTTAATTAACAAAATCATTCCAGATTTAATTCCAACCTTTGATGTCGCATTAGCAACTCCATTTGAAGATGTAGAAGTTGATTTTGCAGCAGATACTTGGTATGCTTCTAGAAAATTAGATGGAGTAAGGTGCTTAGGTGTTGTAGATGAAAATGGCAAAGTATCACTTTGGTCTCGTCAAGGTAACCAATTTGAAACTCTTAAAAAGGTTGAAGATGAAATTGCTAGCTTAGGAATGAAGGATGTAGTGCTTGACGGAGAAATTTGCTTAACTAACAAAGACGGGTCAGATGACTTTCAAGGTGTTATGAAACAAATTCGTAAGAAGGATCATACTATTGACAATCCTAAGTATTTAGTATTTGATATTATCACAGGTCAAGAATGCAGAGATAAGATAGGAGCTAGCAGCTACTCTTTAAGATACCATGCTTTATGTAAGTTAATTAAGGATATGAAGTATTTAGAGTTGGTAACCCAGGAAATCATCACAGAACCTGGACAATTTACCGACTTAATGACATCAGCGGATAATAAAGGTTGGGAAGGATTGATCCTGCGTAAAAATCGTGTTTATGAAGGTAAACGTACTAAAAATATGCTTAAGTGTAAATCATTTCACGATGCTGAATATACAGTAATTGATTTAGAGTTTGGTCCTTTTAGAATGATTGAGAATGGATTGGAAATTACAAAAGATGTTTTATCCAATGTAGTAATAGAGCATAAAGGTAATAGAGTTTCAGTAGGATCTGGCTTTACTATTGAAGAGCGTGAGTTCTTTAAAGCTAATCCAAATGAAATACTTGATAAAATAATTACCGTTAAATATTTCGAAGAAACTCAAAACCAATCAGGAAATTATAGTTTAAGATTTCCGACGGTAAAGGTAATTCATGGTAATAAAAGAACTGTATAATGGCTAAAAAGAAAAGAGAAACAGCTCCTCCGGAGAAAATGAAAAAGCCTTCTTTTAAAATAGGAGACACTGTTACAGTAACTTTTTTAACCGCCGACTATGTTTGTAAAATTTTAGAGCTTAAGAAAAATGGAGAGCGATGGATTTACAAAGCACAGTCAATACATGACGGTACTAAGTATGTGCATATAGGAATAAATGGATCTGAAAGGTTTGCAAATATTTGGGATCGGTCAAAAGAAAATTTGGATAATACAAATGAATAATATATATTTAATTATTAAAAATAAAAAAGTTATGATTAAATTAACAGCAGTCGCAGTAACTTTGGGCGTCGCTTTGTATAGCTCAATATCATTAAATAATACAAAATCTATAGGGTTCACAGATCCTTATTTATTAGGATATGATAGTATTACAATTACAACGTCTCCTCCAGCTAAACAAATGTATTTTTATATTAAAAAATATTCTTTAGAATATAATATTCCAGAAGAATATGCATTTTCATTAGCATATCAAGAAACTAGATACAAAGGCCCGTTAGATAGTCTTTATAATCATAGACAGCAATCTGTATGTGGAGCTTTAGGCCCAATGCAAATAATGCCAGCAACAGCAAAGATGGTATATGGCACTGCAGTTGAAAAAAATAAATTACGTTCTAAT